GCCGAATTCCGACATGTCAATGCTTATTTCTTCAAGCTCTGATTCAAGTATGGTTTCATCCCACGTTGAAAGCTCTGCAGTCTTGTTATGCGCAAGCGCATATGCCCATCTTTGCTCGTCTGTAAGCTCGTCAAGCCTGATACAGGGTACTTTGCTAATACCTAGCTGCTTTGCCGCCAGAAGCCGCCCATGTCCTTCTACAATGATATTCTTTTCAGACCATATCCCGATAGGATCATTAAACCCAAATTCTTTGATGCTTGCCACAATTGCAGAGACATCTTTTTCAGCATGGTTTCTTGCGTTCTTTTCATATGGCCTGAGAGAATCAACAGGCAAATATTCAATCTTTAGATTTCTCATTGCTTGCGCTCCTTTGCATGTCTCTAAGAATCAGCATGATTAGATATCTGCTGACGGTCGTTCTTTCTTTTGCCGCTTGTGCTTGCAGATATCGTCTCAGGTCATCGGGAATCCGAAATCCGAACACCCTTGCCATCTGCACCACCTCCCGCCGACAGTGTATAACAAAAAGCATACATTGTCAAACAAAAAAGCAGCCTTTTGGCTGCTCGTTGGTTTCTCTTTATTCTCCCCTTTCAAGATAGCTCTGCAGTCCTTCAATCTTTTCTTCGTCCAGATCGCCGAACTCGTCAATCAACTCGTTTTCAATCAGGAAGCTTTGCACAGTCCTAAGAATCTCGACAAAGTAGTGCGCTTCGCTGTCACTCATTGTTGAACGATCTGTGCTATCGCTATCGATGATTTCCTGCGCAGCATCAATGCAAGCAGTGATTTCATGGTACGTTCCTTCATTCCTGCAATAGCTCATATACATTGCTCTTATCTCCCTTCACATTTCCTGTATCAGCTTTTCTGCAGCTTCCTTCAAGTCAGCACAATCGCTGTACACAAGCCCGGTCTTGATATCAACGTAAGTCTTTGCGCACTTCATCCGCCTAGCTTCCGAATTGCTAATGCTCAATCCGCAAAAGGTTGCAGAACGAATGTTTCCGGTTTTGTAGTAGGTGCATTCAAGGCCAAGAACGCCAGCATTGATATACAGCCTGTCAAAGCTGCCTTTAGTCCACCGCTTAAATCCCTTTGCAATCAGTTCGCAAATCTTCTCTTCCGTAAGCATCTTGTGTTACCTCCCTTTCAACCGTTCAGCTTGATTCTGCTGATTTGCCGGATTGCTTTTTCCGCATCTGTGCTTGAGATTTCACCAGTGTTATACAAATCTATGATCTGCTGAATCGCTGTCAGCATGTCGCAATTCCCATACTGATACCAATTTTTGATTGTCTGAATTCTGATTGCCATTGTCGAAAGCCCTAATGCAGCCTCCATGTCCATCTTGATCTTCTCTGCATCCTCCCTGTTCGGGGCGTACTGTGCGTCTTGCGTCTGATTGCCGTCCTTGTCTACGGGGTAAAGTGTCCACAACCGGAGATGACGGTCATACCACATTCTTACGGCTACAGGGGTGTACTCCACAGGGTCGTTCATCGGTTTGCCAAGTCTGATCCTCATTGTTCTTCCTCCTTTGCCGGGGGCTTTGCCCGCCCCGGCTCGGCTTTGGTGTCTATTAGGCGATCTTGGACAACCCATCCTCCCAACCGTACGCCCACACGGTCCGGAAGTAGTGGCTTCCGTTCTCCTCGATGATCTCCACGAGGTAGATCTCGCCAATCAGCTTGGAGAAGTCGAAGTATTTCTCGATGGTGCAGATGGTGTCAATGTCAACGTTCATCGCGACGATATCGTGGATGTTGCATTTCTCGTCGCAGATCACGAGGGTGCGGGTGGTGGTCTTCTGGGCAATGGTCTTCATGGTGGTCATTGTCTGTTCCTCCTTTGCCTTCGTAACCTCCGGGGCGGGTTGTTGTTGTGGGGCGCACCTCATTGGTGCATGCTCATTGTACTGTATATTGTTAAATATGTCAAGCGCTTTTTTGCAGATTTTCCGTTTCTGCACAAAAAAAGTTCTCCACCAGCAGAAAGCATAAGCAGAGAACTAATTACTTCCCGTCCCCACCAACGGGAGGCGATCCCGCACATCATGCAGAGATACACCGCCTGTACCTTGCTGCATGGCGCACTTAATCCACGTCACGTTCAGTATAGCATCACTTAAGATTGTTTGCAAGCCTGTAGCACCATCGATTTAGCTTATCCTGTTCAACGGTAAAGATGTAGCTGTAATATCCTGATTCTAACCAGCTTCAACGCTTGCTGTGCTACCTCTGCGCATTCCTCTGCAAGCTGCATAACGATAGCTTCCTGAGATACATTGTCACGGATGTAAGCCACGCACTTTTCATTAGCAATCATTCCTGTTTACCGCCTTTCTCTTTGCTGTCTTTTCTGACAAGCACAATTTCAACATCTAGAGCATTGCAGATTTTGACGAATGTGTTTAGATTGCAGTTCCTTGTCCGCTTGATCCTGCTGAAACAGTTTTCGCCAAGCGTTGCTGTTCTGTCGACCGTATCCTGATACAAACGCTGATCGATCCTATGTTGCTCGATAACATCTATCAGCTTTCCGGTTTCGGTTTCAGCATCAAACATTCACGCATCAATCTCCCTTCTTAGAAGTCGTGTTGTGTTTCCAAGTGCTTTTTCTCCCATTGCCTATAGCGCATGCACTCAAGCAGACAGCTATCGCCATACATTTTCGCTCCAAACAGGGCTTCTACGATTTCTCTGTCTTTGCAGCTATCGCACGGGCAGTCCTCTTTAGGGTTAGGATTCTGCTTTGCACTGTTTTCAGTGCATCTGGTTTCACATTGCATTGTTGTTTCCCTTCCGTATTTTCATTGTCATCTGCATTTGTCAGAACATATCAGTAATTCACTCTCCATTTCATCCTCATCGTCTCGTGTCTCTAAGTCCATCCCTTCAAGATAATCTCGGATCACGCCCATATCCTTAATCGCCTTTTCAAGTCTAGCTCTTGCACTGCTAACAATCCTGTTGAAATCGCTTGTATTTACCGTTGTTTCGTATGTTGTCCATACAAAGTCGCACTGTAGACACTTTCTTCGCCTTTTGACGGCATGTCTTGTCGGCCTAGAGTCAGTCACGCTTGTTTCTGAGCATCCGCAAACAGGACAATTCATCGCGATTTCACCGCCTTTATCTTCCATTTCCACGACAGCATATCAGATGAAACAGGCATGATTTCAAGCGCACCATCGTGAATAAGTGCTTCGCAGATTCCTGTGTACAATGTTTCGAAAGTAGCATGCTCCATATCAAGATGCAATGTCGAGCCATATTCACGCACAGACGGTTTCTCTCTCAACAAATCAAGAGCATCCGAACAAATTTCTGCTTGCTCTTTACTGACAGGATCGCCCTTGTCGTTTAGGAAGATTACCAGTGCAGCAAGTCCGCCATTCACTTTTTCTCTGTCAGTCATCACCGCTCACCTCCTCCGGCGGTTCCGGTAGCGGCATCCAAAACAACGGCGTGTACCCAAGGAATCTCATTGCCTTAAATGAATCAAGCGCAATCTCCCTGTATTTTGCCCTGCTTCTGCCCGTCCATTCATAGACAATCAGTACTTGTTCGTCTAAGTCCGGCATCCGTTCCTTGACGCTGATCCAGCCGCCCACGGTTGGCGCATCGTCCAGCATATCGCAAACATCCATCCGGGTTAAGACCATGCCATACTGGCAGTCTCTTGCGTCTCGTGGGCAATCCTCACACCTGTTTGCCATGCCCCAGTCTTTCTTCAGCGCATCCGCATCAATCGGCCTCATCCTGTTTCACCGCCCCTTCTTCCAATTGTCCCAGATACACACGACCACCCATATGAAATAAGCAACCACAACGAGACTTAGAACGATCCACGCGCCGATTTGCTTGTAATACCACAGCTCTGCGGCCTTTTCAACCATCCCACTTCACCTCCACGTTCATTTCTGCACCGCACAACGGGCAGTACGAGTAGTCGCACTCTTTGGCGTATGTCGCAATGCTGATGATTCCCCCGCAGTCTGAACACATAAACATGTTTGTGTACCCCCTGACATCAGGCATATATGCAACCCACCAGCCATGTCTGTCATCCATCACCACTTCACCTTCTTTCCGCAGAACGGGCAGTAAATACAGTAGAGCGGAATTGTCGAATTGCACTTCCCGCATTTCACCGATGAAAGCCGTTCCTGCCTGATAGGCTTCACTGGTTCCTGCTCTCTGGTCAATTCTTCCCATGCATCTACAGCGTTTTTGTCGGCTGTCCCACCGTCTTGTGTAAAATACCAATTCAGGTACTCAATCGCCTTAGCAACTTTCTCCCTGTCAGGCATTCCAATCCACCTTTCTCCCGCATCCCGGACAGTAAGCATAATATTTCTTGTAGTCGTGTCCAAGGTAGTACGACAGTTCGCCGATAAACGCCGTTCCACATGCAGGACACGTTTCGTCCGGCATATGGCTTTCCGGCACAACTGGTTCCTGCTCCGCCAGCATCTGCATGGCGTTCAGGCACGCCTTGTGTGCTTCTCGGAGGGCTTTCAGCAGTTCGTCTCTATCACCCACGACTGGTTCTTGCTCTTCCAGCAGAGCGATAGCGTCCTGCAAAACCTTGGCCCTGCATCCTCCTATCGGAACATACGGGCATTCATGACCGCAGTTCATCTCCGCGCAACACTTCATAGCCTTAATCAGCTTCTCCCGTTCAGTCATCCCCGCTCACCTCTTCCACAATCCACAACGAATCCGTGTATTCTGCACTGCACAGCATTTGTATCGCTTGCGCTTCCCCTCTAGACTCAATCCTAGCCGCTCTTGCTCTGTCTGTCGTTAGCACAGTGCTATTTATCATTGTGCTTTTCCTGTAGTACAATTCTCGCCCATAAGCCCGAACGATATACATGCCTGTCACCTCCCGTAGAACAGCATAAGCAGATAGACAAACGCAGCAAAAGCCATTACATCGAAGATAAGCTGACACCAGAAACCATTGTCCGGCAATTTCTGGTTTTCCTCAAGCTGTCTGACCTTCTCTCGCAGCAGCAGAACTTCGACATACAGGTCATCAATCAGGTTGGAGTCATCCTGAGTCGTTTCGTCATGATTGTTTTCGTCAGGTGCATGATATCCCATCATTTGCAGTCCCTCCACATCTGTTTAGAATGGCAGTTTTTCATCATAGACAATTGAGAATCCTAAGTTGTCATCGACAGACTTCTCGAACGACAGACAAACGCATCGCGCCTTGATTCCTATTCCAGGAATGTGCTTGACTTGCTTTTTTTCACCTCCATTAGGACGAATTAGCTTTTGTCCAATCGCCCATGACAGATAGCTGTCAGGATTGAAACCGCCGTCTGTCATCGCTGATACGAACGATTTGTTAATGATCCAGACTGTTTTAACATCCCCGGAATCGTCCGCATCCATGCATCCAAGCACAGCCCGTCCCTTGAATGATTCCATATCACCGTTGACGATGAATCCTGAACGATTCTCTGCAATCCACTCTATCAGATAATCATGCGCCCGTCTGCCTGTATCTACATCGCTATTAGTTCTCAGATAAGGCATGATATCATCAATCGTCAGCCTGATTCCATCATGGAAAACGATTGATTCTGCTGCATGATCTGCGGCTAGCAGGATTGACGCAGATAACGCTTGCTTGTCAGTGCCTGTGTTAGACAGTATCTCGAAAAGTTCATGTTGATCTTCTTCGATCTGGTGCATGATTTCATCATGACAGATAGCGTCAATGAATAACTTTCCTGCAAAGCCATAGTTAGCAGAGATTGCTCGATGCACATCCTTTGCATTCTGCATTGTCGGGCCATCGCATTCAATCTCAATCACTCTGTTCATTGCTCCGGCCTTGCTCATACTACCAACAATAGGCATTTCACCAGTAGTAATGATCGCATTCTTCCATGATGGCGAATATCTCAGTCCGCCAGCCTTTGCACCCCGTGTCTTTCCTGAACCTTCGCACAGAGTATAGATAATGTCATCGAAGTTCCGCTTGTCCTGAATTGTCTGCAGTTCGTCAAGGCACAACGGCAGATTGCACGTGAAGATTGCTAGCTGTTCGAGTCCTACAACAGTGCTTTTCAACGGTCTGCAGTAAGCACCAACTTGCGGATTCGCCCAAACGGAAGCGGCAAGCTCCATGGTAACTGTTTTTCCTGTGCCGCTTTGGCTACTCCACAAGTGCAGAAAGAATGGCAAAGCGTCAAAATGCTGAATCAGTACAGATGCGAAGGATGCTGCTATCGTGATCCTAGCTTGCACCGTTCCAGATGCTCTAACAGCTTTCAGAGTATCAAGCCACTTCTCGAACGTTCCATGTTCAGCAATTGTCTTGTACATCTGCAGAAATTGACCTTGACTATCGTACTTGATCCCATCCACATACGGCACAAAGGTTTTCTCGCTTACCCATCCAAGATGATTGCTCATTTGCTCGATTGGTATCAAGTCTCTATTCAGGTCATCGATATACTGCAGATACTTGACTAGCTCTCTAGCTGTTTCACTGGTTACGCTAACACCATGGTTGGCTAGCTGCACAATTGTGCTTGCGCTTGATAGCGTACCCTTGTCAATGATAATGCTTTTCCATCTTTCCCGACAGAAACTGATTTCAAGCGATTCTGTTCCTGTCTCATAGTTGATATATCGTCTTGTCGGAATAATGGGATGCGAGCATACCACATCAACACCGTATCTATCCTCAATGACGATTGCAGCACCGTCAGTGCCGTATTTCCCTAGTCTAAGCGCAATGGGTTGATCCTTCCATGCGGTCATTGCTTCTTCCTGCGGCACAAGACGAATGATTTTGTTTCTGGCCTTCAAGATTTCATCAATCGTTTTAGCCGGGATTTTCAATTCCCTTGCTCTGCGTTTCAGGATCAACTCGAACCGCGCTTTTGACTCTGAATCAATGCAGGATTCTTCAAACAGGATGTACGGCGCATCTCCGCTGATAAAATCATCATAGGACATATTAGCCATCGCATCTGTGAACGATTGTATCAGGTCTTGCCTGTCCGGTGCTTCAAGCATTGTTCAAATCCTCCATAGCGCAATCTAGCTCATACTCTAGCATGCTTCTTCGATGAATTGCATCTGCGAATTCCTGAGTAAAGTCCGCTTTCCTGTCTGTCGGTTCGTTTGCAGCTATGTATTTCTGCAGATAGTGCATTTCTGACGTAAGGCTATCGTATTTCTGCAATAATTGCCGTCTAATGCGTTCCCGCTTCTCCCTTGATGATTTATCTATCGCAACCCTTACGGCGCTTCTAAGCGAATCTGAGCGTGTTTTATGGCTATCTGTATCAGCAATTCCGAATTCCTCTGCAAGCATGCTGACAGCATCCGTAAATCCTGCCTTGTAATACAGGCTAGCCATACTGATAACATCCCCGCCTTGATTGCACCCAAAGCAATACCAGCTATTAGACGCATCATAGATTTTCAATGACGGTGTATCCTCTGCATGAAACGGACAGCAGCAGAAACCAGAACGATTGATCTTCAATCCGATATGCTCTGCGAACATCCTGCATGATACTGCTGCTTTGACTTCCTCCGCCTTGATCATGGTAAAATCCCCTCCGTCAGATACTCTACTATGATTCGCCCGGTTTGTCTAGCGCCACAGAATCGAAACCTGACGCCGTACTTAGCAGTCATTGTCAGCATTGCCCGTTTCAAAGTCTCGCCCTTGATTGATGTGATAGGTTTTCCATATTTTGTCGGTGATTTCCAATTTGCTAGTCCGCCATCTGGTAACACTTCTTCAATCAGTATCAGCAGTTGAATATTGGCGTTCTTCGCCCTCTCGCACTCGCTGCGGAATCGCTCATGATCTGCACTAAGAATGTCTTTTGATATCTCTATAACATCCTGCTTAGTGTCAACCGCTCTACTTTGATCATTAGCAATGGCATAATCACCGACATACAGTTTGCACCTGTCAATCGTGATTCCCGCTTTAGCAAGATAGGCATTAACGTTTTTGTGTTTCCCGTCTTGCTGTCTGGTGTCCTCAAGTATGATCATTGCTTGATATCACCTCCACAATCGGCGGCAGCAGAATATTTCATCTGCTGCCGCCATATATCAATCAGAACGGCAAATCTTCCTGCTCGACTTCCACGAATGTTTCTGCAGCAGATGCAGCAGCAAGTTTTGCTTTCTGTGCTTCCTTAAGCTCCCGCCGCTTCGGTGTCTTGACAGTCCCCTCCTTGACTTCCGCAGCACTCTCAAGTCTGCAGATTTCTGTCGTGGTTCCGCTTCTGATTCCCTGTGCATCTTCAATCAGATAATCAGCTTCACGCACAGAGAACCCGACCGTCAAGCCTTTCAGCTTGCTTTCGTCCATATCCCAATGATAGCCCTTGTTGGATTGCTCAAGCGCCCAAGCGACATGCTCAAGTATCCTAAGATTCATCGCCTCGTACTTGTCGCCTTCGCGGGGAATCGTGATCCTGTAAACACCTTTATATTTAGCAGGATACATCCCGCCGGAAGCAGCTTCGTACAGCTTCGTATAGTGTCCTTTGTACTCGCCTTCCGCAACATCAAGTTCAATCACAAGCCTGTCAATCGGGACACCAGCGATAGACTGTGCTTCCACCTTAGCGGAAATGATCTTGCCAACATAAGCACCCGCAGGAAGATTCACAATTGCAACATCCTTCTTAGCTGCAAACGTTCCGCCGTAGTTAATCATTCTTCTTACCTCCGATTTCAATCCCGTAATACTCCCGAATGATAGTATCAACCATTTTCAGGTCGTTGTCAATCTGTCTTTCAGCAAACATTCCGATAGGCGATTTGACGGTATCCTGCCCGGAATTCTGCGTGAAGAAAGTGTATTTGCCATCTTCAACATGCGTCTTAAGAACGATGGTAAACAGCCCTTCTACAGTGATCTTCTCGTCAAGCAGCTTGCCAATCGTCTTGACCTTCTCGTTACCGTTCTGGTCGCGTTCAATATGACTCAGGAAATAGACGATCTTGTCTGGCGGCAAATCTCTGCTGACAGTCTCTGCAATCAGACTCCAATAGTGCAATGCGATGTCGGTGAATTTCTGAAAACCAACTTCACCAGCACGGCGCATGAATTCATTAGCAAGCAGATACTGAGCATCGTCAATCACAGCCGCCGGAGTAGTCATCCGCTTAAGAGCGTTGACAATCTCAGGATACTTGTCGGTCGTGATCATGCCAAGGTCAGACCGGAACGGCAGCGGCTTACCAGCAACATTGATGACAGCAATCTCGCCCCGCTGAAAGTTTCTCAGGGATGCACTCTTACCAGTGCCGGACTCGCCAAGAATCAGAACAGGAATAGCCATCTTCTACACCTCGTTTCACTTAATCACAGTAGAGCAATTCGTTACAATCGTTGCACCCGGCACATCTTCACCAGATTCGAGAAGGTCTTTCACAGCAGTCTTGCTGATTTCAGGCTGCTTGTACCTGAGAAGATCATCGTGCCCGCTTCTCTGCGCCCATACCACAAGCCTTTCCGGATCTTCAATGTCAACACTTGTAGTCGTTCTGTAGCTGATACTGACGGTGGGTGTCTTGAGCTTTTCCCCGCCAAGTACCATCCGCAGGAATTCCCGGATGCTTTTTTCCTTCTTCTCTGCCGTCCTGAGTCTAGCAGTCAGTCTGTCAATTTCCTGCCGGATAGCAGCCTGTTCGTCACGCAGATTCAGCACATACAGAGCAAGATTAGCAGCTTTCTTGTCACGCTCCATCTGCAGTTCGCAGATAGCTGCAGAATTCAGGTACTCGCCGTTTTCATCTACACCATCATAGATCAACGCTTCAATTGCCGCATCAATTTCCCTGAACGTTGCCATTGTCTGCACCTTCTTTCGCTTCCTGTTCACGCTTTTCCTGTTCACGCTTTGCCGTGTACTCGATTGCCATAGCAATAGCCTGTTCCAGGTTAGCCATCAATGCACCGCAGTTTGCGCAGTAGAGTGACGGCCTTGCGACTGTAGCATGCTTGCAGAGCGCACATACGAAGTACAGTCCTTCACATTCAGCAATCCATACAGAGAGATTCGCCCGATCTGGCGTTTCAGCAGACATGCCGATATCTTTCGGATTCAGATACACGTTCATTTTTCATTCCCTTTCTTCATTTGCAACATCGTAGAAATCAGCTTTTCAGGCAGTTTCGAGATAATGTATGCATTCAGCGACAATCCCTCTGACGCTGCTGCAGCTTTCAGGATTTCCCGGCATCCTGCAGGAAGCATTAGCGTTACACGATCGTATTTCAGCTTATTGAATGCATTGATATACTTGTATTGTTTTTCCTTCATCCTGTCACCTCCCTTTATTGAAACATGATCCTGAATCCTGCTAGATGTATCCTGTGTAATAGCCGAACATCTGTATCACCTCCACAGCCACAGCAGGAAGATCATAGCATTGAAAGCAAGCATTGCAGCAAACATCTTGAGAGTCGTTCGCACTTCATCGTTGATGATCGGTTTAGCGTGCTTCCCTCTGCTCATTGTTACCGCTCCCCTTTCAGCAGTCCGTCATTGCTTGCCATGCTGGCGATCAGGTATTGCAGAAATGTCATGCTGTCATCGATAGCGCCTTCCCGCTTGAGCGTCAAATATTCCTGATAAAGCTGTGCCGTTGTGCTGTACATTTCTCGTTCCTCCGTTCTCCCATTCGGGGCGCTGGTCTTTATCCCGGCCAGCAGGGATTTTATCATCAATCAAGGGTTTCCCTAAGTTCGTATGCCTTGTCCCAATCAATCATGCCATACTGATCGCAAAGGTCAGCGGTCTTTACTTCAAGCATCATGCAATCGCACTCAATGCGAATCGGAGCAATCCATGCTTTCAGGTTAGCGTTCCACCGAGCACCGCCACGCCTTAATGTTTCCTTTGCTTTGTAAGTGTTTCCGTAGTACATCCAACCAGTACCATCTGAGCTAAACCCTTGCATTGTCCAGTTAGCAATTACTGCTTCTTTCTGCTTCTCTTCATTGACTCTAGCTCTTGCGCTTGCTCTCTTTGCCGCCTTCTCTGCAAGCTCTGCTTCGTGTTCAGGCGTGTATTCCTTCTCAGTATACTGCATTCTTCCAGTACCGCCACACTTGAAACAGGTGCCGTAATCAATGCCTTTGATGTAATTGCCGCAACCACCGCACCGGTCGCACTTGTCAGTCACGAGCCAATACTTAGTGCCGTTCCGATCCACCTTGACAAACTCGCGCTTGATTGCCATTGCTCCGTTCCTCCGTTCATGTCGTTCATGCGTTGTTGTGCAGTAATCATTTCTGATTACTACAGACAGTATAAAGGATATTTCTAAATATGTCAAGCGTTTTTTTCATGATCCTGCAGAAATTTTTCTTGCGCTTCCTTATAGCTCTGACTTGCTGCACAGTAGAAAGCATGGATCAATTCGCTTGCTAATATGCTCTCAGGATACATCCGAATGAATGCTTCACAGTCTGCAACGATTGGCGTGAAATACTCAATCAGGGTTTCAGTATCAGTTCCGATCTTTTCATCTGGTATTGTCTCGTACTTCTCTACAAGCCTATACAATGCAGCCATCATTTCTCTTGTCGCAGGATTCTTCATTGTCTTTACCTCCGTTCATGATCCTTTATAGATGATAGATAGATTGTAGAAGTTACAAAGTAACAAAGTTACAGCATCTTTTTCCTATATAGAGAATTATTTTTTTCTTCCTCTGAAATCTCAAAAAATTTTTTCTCTATATAGAGTACCTTATTTTTCTGTTACTTCCGTAACTTTGTAACTTTTCAGCTTTCTTTGCTGGCCTTCGGTGCATCGAATGTCTGGTATAGTTCAATCTGGTATTCCCTGTTAGGGTGATACTTTTGCAAGAACGCTTTCAACTTTTGCAGTGCGTTACTTTTGCTGTCCGCTAGAATGTACCGCTTGCCGCCCCCGCAATTGTCTCTGTAGGTAAACACATAGTACCGTTCCATTTTCTGACAACCTCCGTTCTTTTTTTGTCGTTCTGGTGCAATCCTGATTGATGCACATAAGAACAATAGCAGATATTTTGCAATATGTCAATCATTTTCGCTTATCAGACGGAAATTTGCATATTTGTCCGAAAAGGTTCGTTTTGTTACCACGATTTTTGCCCGTTTCACGCAGGAAGCCGCAGCCGGACAACAGATGAATATTCCATCACCCTTTTTTAAAACCCGAAATAAGCACGTTTTTAGCCCGTTTAGACGGTATCTGCGATTTTTGTTCGTTCTGGTTCGATTTAATACCACGTTTTTTGGCCGATTCTCGCAGAACAGCGGTTGCCGTTTGCAGATGAATATTCCCCCACCTTCAAAACAAAACGGAAATAGGCGTGTTTTTGACGGATTTAGAGGGTATCGGTATTTTACCAGTAAACACCAAAAAACTGCTGCACTCTTTCGAATGCAGCAGACTGTTTATTGCAGTTTTCTCATAACGCCGTTATACAGACGCTCGTTCATGACTTTGATAGTAGTCATAAGCTCATCGACTATAGGCCAAATGTCTTTTTGACTTCTCCCGTTGATTGCCTTTAGGAAATCACTATCGCCGTCAGCAATCACAGCACCAGAATCATTAGCAAACGAGTAACCAGATAACGGCATCTGACTTTGGTTTGCTCTGTCAGCTTGCCCGGAATCAGAATCATCGATATGATCTAGGATGGTATAGAATGCAGCTAGCTTTAATGCAGTGTTAGCAGTTGGAGAACGTACACCTTGACATTCCGCAATCGCTTCTAACAAGTCTTGCTTCGTGATCAAGGCTTGTCACCACCTTTTACATCTGCTCAAGCTGTTCAGCAAGTTGCTGCATCTGCTGGCGAATCTGGTCGTTGGGTGCATCCTGCATCAACTCGCGAAGCTGTTCGACCATCTGCTCTGTTTGTCCGTCTCTAGAATAGCGTCCCATGCTGTCACGCCTAGCATTCTGGCCACGCCCACGGGCATAGCTAGAGCCGTAATAGCTCCCACCTTCCCGGGGATATCTGCCGCCACGGTAGGAACCACGATTGCGAGAGTAACCACCGCCACCGCTACCGCCCATAGAATCACCCTGATTGCCATTGTCATAACTGCCACGCCCGGAATACTCTTCCTCTTCTTCCATGCGCTCGACAATGTTGCAGATGTGATCAATAGCACTAGCAATGTATTTGATGCTTTCTGCATCCTCTTTGCTAAACTTGCCGTTCTGCGAGTATTCAGCAAGCTCTTTCATGAGTTTTTCTTTAAGCTCATACAGCATTTCTTCGTGCATTGCCTATCACCTCTTTTCTTAAGCGATTCTAGCAATCGTTAGATTAGCGTTCTGCACCTCAATAACGGGCGCTGGCGTAACTGTCGGATCAGTAGTAGCAGGAACGGCATCAACGCCAAGCGAGAAACAGCAGCAACGAGGAACCTTGATAATAGCAGTGCTTGTCACGTTGCCGAAGTCACCAGCAGCCGCCGGAGTGAAAATCGCTCTGCTTGTCAATCTTGGTTCGCCATTAACAGTCAGAGCAACAGCAATCGGAGTGACAGTACCGCCTTCAGGAATCGCAATGTTGCCATTAAACGTGACCTGATAATGCGCAAACTGATTGCAGCAGTTAGAGGAACCATTAGCACCACGCAGAATAAAATTCCCAGTCTCGTCCTCATGATAGACATAGCCACGCCGACAAGGAATAGATGACCTGAAAAGCACAGGGCCGTTAAGCGTCACTTCCTGCACTTCGTTGTACAAAAATTCGCACGCCATGCTAGTTCACCTCTTAACCATTGCAGCCGCACCCGCAGCCGTTGTTGTTAGGGCAAGTAAAGATAGGCTGCATGCCGTAAACAGGCATCGTAGGAACCGGACAATCACGCAGGCGATTATACATAGCATCAATCTCCGCAACCTGTCCCGCCCGAATCTGCGCAGTCTGTGCGGCCTGAGAAGCAGCAAGATTCGCCATAGTAAGCTGACGCTCCAGATCGGCAATGCGCTCATTCTTGGCATCGATCTTATCGGAGCAAAGCTGGTCGAGAATCCTCTGCGTATTGGCATTCTGACTAGTGATAACATCACGAATACCGTCACTCAGGGCGGCACGATCCGCACAGTTCTCAGTCGCAATAGTGTACCGCAGGTCATTAGTAGCAAGACGATTATCACAGCAGCACTGCGCAAGCTGACTCTGCAGAGCGTTGAAACCCTGTGCCTGTGCGGTCTGCGCGGCGAAAGCCTGCTGCATGTTAGCCATCTGGCGAGCGTTCGCACCCTGTTCAACACCAGCAAAGCCATTAGCGAGAGACATCTGCACATCGCCGCAGCAGTTACAAAGCTGCGCACTCAGGTTGTTAATACCGGTCTGAATGCCGTTGATACCACCCATGACAGCAGCCTGATCGAAACCACGCTGCACACCACCATAGCCGCCGTTGCCGTCATTAATCACGACAGGCTGTCCGCCACCAAAGCCATAGCCGTTCTGATTACCCCAATTGCCGGAAGCAAGCAGGATGAAAAGAAGGATAATCCACCAGCCATTTCCGTTATCCCAGCCGCCGCCATTACCGCCGCCACCCTGATACACAGGATAAGGCATACCGCCACCGTAACCAGTAGGGCCGACAAGCATGGTCGCAGGAATCCCGCTGTTCCCTTCGTCAGTCAGAGCCATTCGAAAAACCACCTTTCAGAAAAATAATATATGTCCACATCTTGCCTATGCGCAATCAGCAAGAATGCAGCCTTTAACAGTCAAATCATTTAAGCATTTTCTGCAGAGCGTTTGCCATCTGCACAGCACGATTATATTGATCCTGAGAAACCTTGCCGGAATTCAAAAGCTGTTGCACCTGCTGTTTCGGATCGCCGTGAAAACCCTGCTTGAACTGCTGAAACTGCTGCAGGATATTCCCGATGTTTCCTAGTCCGTTTGGCATTGATCCACCAAGCATGTTATAAAGCGGATTACTCATCTGCGTTCACCTCTCTTTTAGCCCTTCCGGCAGACTTCTTCGTAAATCCCTCAAAATCGCCCCGTAGAGCTTCAATCTGTTGAGCAAGTGTATTTACTTCATCTTTGGTCGCAAACGTCTCAGGGGCGCTATTAGACCCGAAAGAAACGCTATTCTGCGGCATCTCTCGAATTGTATAGTCAAGAGTCTTGATAGACGGCATGCCGGATGCATCTGCAGACTTGATGTAGATTGTCTGCTTTTCGCTATCCCATAGCTGTACAGTTGTGTTAGGTGCTACAAGATAGCTTTTTGCGCCAGCTTCGCCCTGTACCCAAATGATTCCGCTTGTCATCTGCTGACCGCTAACAGGCTGCTGTGCTGTCTGCTGAACGGGACTCGGCTGCACTTGCTGTGCAGGAACGTACTGCGGGTAATACGGCTGATAGCTAGCAGGAAAGTACGAATTGTAAGGCATTTTTTAATCCTCCCTTTTATGCCAATAGTATTGCGGAATTTCGTTAGAGCTATCCCACGAATCAAAAAGTATGCCGTCAATAACAGTCGCTACATGGTTTCCGAATCCTAGGACATACACGCCGTCCGGATTGTCTCTGCAGAAATCATCTGCTGTATAGCAATCCGGACAGTCGTTAGATATTTCTGACCTGTAGAAACCATGCTGTCGGAGAACACTTCCCCATACGCTGTTACTTGACGGCATATCGCCCATAGCAAACCCATTAGCAGCGATCAAAGTATAAGCCTTCTCCCAATCAACGCCGAGAGCTTTTGCAATCGCTCTGACTGCACAATCTCCGACCGACCTTCCGGCAGGATTAGGGTTATACTTTTGCCAACTCATTTAAGATCGTCTACCTCAGCCGGTTCGCCGTTATCAGTATGATCTTCAATAGAGTAAAACACTTGTCCATCGTCCACATGCGCAGCATCCGCCAGACCTTCACCAATGATGTACGCGATCACGCTAGCACCAGCCATGATTACGCCAGAAACAGTCTCGACAGTCTGAGCGTCAATTTTGAACGCAAGCATAATGCCCGTAACCAGTCCGATAACAGCCATCCAGAATTTCCGGCTTGTCAGTTTTGCTTTCCAATCAATCATTTGTTTTACCTCCCTTTCAAATCTCTGATTTCATGCTCTGCTTCATTCATTCGCCCTTCAAGAGCAAACGTCCGTTCAACAATCTGATTATGCTTGTTAACCTTTTCCTCAAGCTGTTTCAACCTGTATTCGATTAGTTTCTGACTGGTTACAATGCCTAGAATACTGCCGATTGCCGTTCCTGCAAGCGACAGCAGAGCAACAATTACCGTCTCGCTCACTTGTTATCACCCTTCTGCCGCAAATGTTGCACTAGGATACTTTGCTAATATGTCCTGCAATTCCTGCCTGTGCAGATGATCTATAGTCACTGTGTATAGCGGCTCATTCTCTGTATCACTATAGAGCATCGCCCATGTTTCCGGCCCGACAATCCCATCTGGCGTTAGTCCGTTATCCTGCTGAAATGCTTTCACTGCTGCAAGTGTTTTCTTTCCGAAAATGCCATCTACAGCACCGCACTTATAGCCATGTTCATCAAGAATTGTCTGAATTTCCTCGACATCCCGTCCACGGTCACCCTTGCGAACGATTCTCTTAGGCTTTGGGTATTTCTGCCGGATTTCTGCGATTTCCTCAAGCGTATATAATCCTCTAGGAATAGCATACTGAGTCCATCGCTTGTCAAGGTTTTTCCTCTGCACACCGACAGAGCATTCAAGCGTCTCGCCATTGCCGATGTACAGTCCTGTATGATCCTTCCTGCTGCCATTGGCTACAAAGATACAGCATACGCATTCAGGCATATCGGCAATATCGCCCTTCTCAAGCCAATTAGCATCCGTATTGTATTGGCTTGTTGCTCCCTGTCCGTCAATGCTGATTCCCGCTTGCTCTAGACACCAATGCGTGTAACCACGGCAATCGAACATCCTGTCTCCCTGATATTTGCAGCCATCGCAGGAAGATTTAGAGCCATTCAGAACTTGACATTTACTTGCAATTGTCGGATGGTCGCTTCTAGCTCTGCGCTTGCGATTAGACGGTATGCAGAACTCACCCCATGCGCCAAAAACATAAGGCGAGCCAACTTGACTATTAGCTGCTTCAATGACTTCTAGCGGCTTTTCATTCAAGTTGACTCACCTTCTTTCGCATCTTTTTACACGCAGATTTTACCACCGCAGACAGGTCATGTCAACGACTGCAGAAAGCACATCTGATACCTAACTATTTTTCGTTGCTGTGTTCTGCATCTTCAAGCAGATTCACGCCATCATCATCGTCGGGCGGGTGCATCCACTTTTCGTACCGCTCCCAGCGCTCTGCCCTGCGGTTGAGCTCCACCGCCCCCGCGTAGATCAGAACGGCGGAAAAGGTCAGAACCAGGAAAACCGCCAGCACCGTCATGCCGCCGCCTCCTCTCTGCATCACCGGAACATCATGGTATGGTACATATCAGACGCAATGGATTTCATCGCGGATTGTGACGGGTGCAGGCCGTCAATCAGGATGCCCTTGATGTTGAACACGTTGATGGTGCAACCCTGCGACATGACTACGTGCCGGATGTCGTACCGGTCGCACACGGACTCCATTGCGTCAATGAGCTGCTGGAGCGAGTAGGATGTCCCGCCGAAATCGTAACCCAGCGCATAGTGCGTGGAAGCGTCTCCGTAGAGCGTTTTCGATGACCCGGCAGAATCCCGGTATTGTCCCCATGTGTTCAGCGGGCTGTAAACAATCACCTTTGCGAGAGGGTTGTCCGTGTAGATTTTCTCCAGTACGCGGATCATGTTGCCGATGACCGTCCCCACCTGTGCGTCTGCAAGCGTCCCAAGCGGCGACTTCTGAATGTAGTCATTCACGCCGAAGCAGAGGGCAACGAAATCGTAGCCGCTGAAATCGGTAGCCTGTGCTACAGTCCACGCATTGCCAAGACTGCGTGAATCTGCCACCCACCCGGTACCGCGTCTCGCGACGTTGTCCATCGGGATTCCGCAATAGAGTGACAACCAGTCAGAAATCCGCATGGGAGCCGCTGTCTGGGCGATGTTGGAGTAGAGGTCGTCCGCGTTCTTCCGGCTCGATCCGTCCCAGTACGACCAGAATCCGAAGGAGATGGAGTCCCCCAGCACAATCCCACGCCGGACTGTCTGCACATTCAGCGCGGAAACCACGCTTTTCACCGCCGTCTGCACATATCCGGCAATATTGCACGCTTTTGTGTCCTGTAGTTTGACGAACGTGAACGATACGCGGAAGTATGCGGCATCTGCCGGGATCGAACTGACGTTATAGGACTGGATGTCAGGGCCGCCCATGCGGGTGATGAAGGTCTTGGACGCGTTGTAAAAGAAGACGTAAGTATAATAGTGTGCGGCGCCGGAAGTGTCAGCATCCTCCGGCCGATCATACGACACCGTGATTCCTTGAACATCATCGCCGATTTCGATGTATTCAGCCGTCCTGCAGGAGGATTTGGTGTAATACGCTGCATCGACAGTCGTCCCGTTAACGTCCGCGCCGGAGGAGTTGATCGCGCCGGGAACGAGGTGAAACTCATACTGCCGGGCCGTCTCCTCCATTTGTCCCATATCCAGCCCTGCCGCCCAGATGTTCTCCCGCGCCTGTGCCATCTGCGCGGCTGTCAGGCTTTGGGCGGTGTCGTAGCGCACTGCAGAGGATGCCGCCGCCCTTGCATCTGCTGCAGCATCTCTGCATTCATCGATCTGTTCAAGCAGTTCTTCCAGACTAGGCACAACATCGCCGCTATCAATCATCTCGCCGCTTGTAGACCGCTGCACAACACCAACGCCAGAATACACGCAGATTGCTTCATCGTCAGCAGTAGCAAAGATTGACAACTGGAACCGCCCAGGAACATTGTAGCAGTCTTGATGCAGAGTAACAACAGCTTCACCGTTGACAAGCTCTGCATATCCTTCCGACAGCAGGATAGTAGTGTCGTTTGATCTGATAAATCTAGCAGAGACATTGCCTGTTAGCTCTACAGCCTGTCCGCCCCTGATTGCACTAATGATGAACTTGTGCGCTTTAGACTCGCCGCCAAAAACGACACCAGTTAGCGAATCGGGTTTCTGCAGTCCATCAAGATTGGCAATCCTGCGAATTTCAATGGTCGGCATCCGAATCTTCACCTTCTTTCACATCTACAGATACGGCAGATTCTCTTTCCGCTAGCTCATTGCGCAATCTTTCAAGCGCAATCATTGATCCTAGCAGCATATCGAGGTTCTGTCTGCCTGAAACGCTAACTTTGTTTAGCGTCCTGATAACAGTGTCAACAGTATTAGTCATGTCCATAGCTTTCACCCCTTGAACATTATACCGCAATTTCCTGAAACGCTCAATATCAAATTGCATTACTGCTTCTTGCTTAGTATGAAATCACCATGTAGTAGTACTGTGTTGCTGTACCTGCGGTTACCTTGAACTCCCACGTTCCCCTTGATCCGCTTGCGAACGTCTTTAGGAACTTTGAACCGGGCCGTGCGCTGGTGACGCTGGTTGGCGTAGTCGCTGATATCGTAGGTGTTTCGCCTGTGTATGTTCCCGTCACACCGAAGATATTGACGCCGCTTTTGATGTTTCCAGCAGTCAAGTCGCTGTCTGATACGATGTACCTTGCAAGCTGAACACCGGACGTGCTTTCCTTCCTGAGATATACAGTTCTGCTCCCTGCTGAACCAGTCAGATATAGCGTCTGTGACTTTGACTCGCCATTGCTTGCGCTTACTGTGAATGTGTTTGATTCACTCGTCGTTGTGGTTCCCCATGTCGGGTCATTCAGCGTAACAGTCGCGGAAGTGTATCCCTTTGCAGCAATCACAGTTCCGGTTGCGCTGTCCCCCCATCTTGCCTCGACCCTGTTCTGCGATGCGTTGTCCACCAAGTATACCCGCGTGCTTAGCACAAGATTCCCGGCAACACTGTAGTCATCATGATACACCATAGCATCGAAATTGGAGTAGTTCGCGCCGCCCGGACTGTGCGTGAGGTACACCTTTGTGGATTTCCGCCCAACCTGTGAACCGTTCTGTGTGGCTGTGACGGTGTATGTATCGCCACTCCACCCGTCACTCAGTGTAGTGGCTCTGCTAAAAGTTGTGTTAGGTATGTCAGTCCATGTCGTGGTTCCGGTTTCGTCAACGGTCTGTTTCTGGATTTTGTACTGGTTGTTGCCAGCATCCACGACCCGGATCGTGCCAATCGCGTCTTTTTCGAGACAGTATCTGTCAACCTCGTTGCTTGCATAGATATCGTCCGAGTAAACGGCATCCGACGAAATACTGCCTGCGCCGCTAATTGAGCCAGCGTCCACCATTGTGATGTTGCCGAACGATCCACTTACCGCACTAATGAACCATCCCTGTTGATTCTGCGTGATCAACGTACCGTAGATTTCGATTTTGTCCGCGTCTATCCTCACGCTGCTTGTGTCATCATTGATCGCGGTCATGATGCTTGCCGCCCTGATGACGTTGCCGCCGCTTCGTTCCTCCACCACCAGGCCGATCTTGTTATCTGTCTGCGTGATCCTGCTAGACAGCGAACCTTCCGCGCCAGTTGCCCGTGCAACTTCCTGAGTAATGCTGTTAGCATTCTGCGTGATTTGGCTGTATAGTGTTTCGCTTTCCCCTAGGCTGTTAATCCCTGTCTTTGAAACAACGTTCTGAATGCTGCTGCTGTTTAGCACAATCTGCCCGTACGCAGTCAATGTGCCTTGTCCCATTTCGTCCCATTGTGTATCAGTAGCAAGCAGCCGGAAATATTCATCTGACTGTTCGAACTTCGTTTCGTAACGCTTGTTCTGCTTTTGTATGGTTTTTGTGTTACCTCTGCCGCCACGAGCAATCTGTGCAACGGAGATGCTCAAGTCAGGCTTTGCATTGGCAAGGGAAATCATGACCTGTTCAGGAAATTCGAGCAAATCAGGATAAGACTTGCTGACGATAACCTCTGATTCAGTGACATTCAGCCATGGAATAGCACATCTGCAGACAGTACCAATCTCGAACCTGTCAAGCGCAAGCCCGGTGATCTGTGCAAGCTCTACACCAGAAATTTCAATGCTGACTTTGGGGTGATCATGCGCATCAAGATAGGCTTGTGCAATGGCTAGTTTCTGCACAGCAGACAAGCCGTCATTCAGCATCTGTTCTTCTTCGTGAAGGCCGTAAACAGAAATATTGCTGCTATCAAGATGCCCACCGGGAAGCCCGTCTGAATAAAGTCTGGTGCAGATATCATTCCCGCTATAGTCAATCGTACAGCTTTCAAGATTCCTGCTTAGTCGCACTTCACTTTCAGCAAGCGCCGGCCTTGCGAGAATGTCAACAGTCCAATCAGGATTAAACGCAAGCATGTACTGCGGGATTGACGGCATAATACTAGTAATAGCATCAAGCAGATTCATGCCGCCAAGGTCAATATAGATTGTGCTAGTAGCTTGCACAGTTCCGACAGTCCATTCCTGCTGAAATCCGAGAATGTAAGTCAACAGGCTAGCAATCGTTTCTTTCTTTCTGACCTCTCCGGGGATTATGTAGTTTTCAAGAGTGCATGCACAATGTTCAAGGGATACAGACTGACTACCCGTGCTAACATCTGTCGAAACACCTTTGACAATATAGATTTCTCCGTTGTCATCTGGTGTATAGATCATAACTCGATCATAGTTATTAAGTGTTTCTTCCGGTGTTAGCTCCATGCTTGCAGTAGACAGAGGATCAAGCTGCTTATTGACAGACAGCGACACGGGATGCAGCCTTTTAACCTCTGTGCCGCCGCTGTCAATCATAACAGGATACTTAATCATGCTCATACATATACACCCCGCACATAGTATTTGCAGACAGATGCACCACTAGCAGAATAGCCAAAGCTGTTTTCTCCAATCTCTGCAACAAGATCATCGCTGCTGGCGGCTGTACGCAGATGAAGCAGAGATGTACCGTTGCAGGAAATGCCGAGAATGTGGTGATTAGCAGAGTAATCAACAATGATTTCATCGCCAGCAGAAACAGTCAGATTTTCTAGTCTAATCATAGTGCTTCCGACATTCATCTGCAGCCATGTCAGAGCATCTGTAGCAGTGATCTTTGCTGTGATATCCGAGCGTTTTACTCCGGCTAGATATCCTGTCTTTGTCTGCCCGTTGCTGCACTCTATAACAGCAGGATCATCGTCAAGCCAATAGGGATAATCATATGCAGCAAACTTCAGCGATACGGTATCAGTCCATTTTGTAACGCTCTTGATTACAGGATACTGCGAACAGCGAACGTAGATTTTTTGATTCGGTCTGTCAGATGCTTTCAGCCATCCACCAGCAGAGCACCACCGCATTACAGCCTGCGCAAGTGTCTGTCTTGCAGATGTGAAATAGTGACGCTGCATAAATGTAACCGTAATGACATTCTGTCCGATGCTGTCAGTATCAGCAGAATACGAACCATCTCTACCAGCAAGCTTTGCTGTATGTCTTTCCGGTGATACTGCAGAATAGGCAATGTCCGTGATGTAGATTCCCGGATCAATCTCTGTCAGTGCGACATCGTTTAACCAGACTTCATTTCTTCCATTCATGTCGCATACCTTCTTCCGACTTGCTGATTGTAGATTGTTCTGCTGACCTGTCCGGCTACAAGAGTACCAACCGACTTGCCGTCCATGTTGACTGAGATGCCGGAGACAGCTTCCGCAACAGCACTTGCAACTGTGCTATAAAGCTGTTCTGCGTTAAACCCGCTATTCTGCCGCCATTCACGGCTCTGATTCTGGTTAAGCACAGCTTCGCCGCGATGCAAGCTAGCTCTATAACCATCATAAGGAACGTAATTCAGACCGCTTGCTCTAGGAATCCACTCAAAGCTATTAGTCCCGGTGTTGTAATACATTCCCTGAGAACTAAGCCATGCACTAGCATCAGCATCCGACATGTTGGATACCTGACGCATAACGCCTTCTTGATCCGGTCTGCTGCCATTACCAGTAGGCGATACAGTGCTTCCGCTGTCAAAAAAGCTAACAACAACCTTAATTCCGTTAGTCACCCAGTCATAAATAGTTTCAATCCACTTTGAAACAGTAGCGCCAATATTCAGACCGATTTCTGTAGTTGTGTTATCAATCCATTCACCGATCTTGCTAATCCAATCAGCAACAGTTGCACCAAAGTCGACAACAGCACCCAACCCAACGCCGCGCAGCCATTCTGCAATCTTCTTGATCCATCCATCAACAGCAGACGTAAACTTCAACGCAAGGTCTTTGAAAGTAATCTTGCCGGACAGCCAATCACCAATAGTCTGCGTCCATTCATCAACCGTAGATTGCCATGCAACAGCGATTTTATGTGCAGTATCGCCAACCCATTCCTTTACAGTAGTGATTGCGTTCTGCACATCCTGCCATTTGTTCTGCACCCAATCAATGATAACATCAAAAGACGGGATATTGGTTCCGAAAACTGCGTTGATTTGGTCAATAATAAGGTTGCCGAGATTTGTTACAATGCTCTTGAGTCCTTCCCAGATGGTATTGACGATTGACGGCAGCTTTTCAATTAGCACAGGCAGTGCATTAACAACACCGTTCGTAATTCCTGTAATGATATTGACAGCGATTCCGACAACCTCGTCCGCATTCTCAAACAGTCCATTGACAGCACCAACGATGAAATCAACAAGTCCGGGAATCAGGCTAGAAATTTCCTGATTGATTGTGCTGAAAACTCCCGACCAATCACCAGTGACAAAAGCATCTTCTACAGCATTAGAAATCCTGCCTAGTGCATTAGCTGCAGCAATCAATCCTGTAGTGAACGCAGGAAGAAGTTGCGCACCAAACTTATTTTTCAATGCTCCCCACACCGCATTCAGGTCATCAAGAGCATCGCCAAACGCAACGGATGCGTCAACATCCTCATCAGACATGATCAACCCTAGATCATGCGCTCTTTGCCGCAGTTCATCTACAGAGTCAGCAGAGCTATTAAGCAGCGGCATAAGGCTTTGCGCATTCCGACCTAGAAGCTGCATAGCAAGACGGGATTTCTCTGCACCCGGAGGAAGTTTCTGCAGTGCTTTAACGATTTCCTCGAACTGCTCTTCCGGTGACAAGCTCTGCAGATGTGCTGCAGACAGTCCAAGCGTAGACAGGGCGGAAGCAGTTTCGGCGGAATTGCCGCTAATGGCCTCGTTCATGGTGCGCATAGCCATGCCGAGAGAATCAATGTCCGCACCACTCTGCCGCAGGATATAATCCCATTCCTGATAGCCCTTCCGGCTCATCCCGAGCGCTTGACTCTGCTTATCAATTCTGTCGCCAGCTTGACTTGTCGTTTTAGCCAAATCCCAAACAGCAGATGCAACCTTTTTGATAGCTGCCGCAGTTGCAAGACCTTTCAGAATCTTCTTAACCTTCTCGAAATAGCCGCCCAGATTGTCTGAAAGATTTTTGCCTGTGCTGTCAGCACTTTTTGCATCTTGATCAAACTGCTGTTTGTCAAGCACAAGCCGCCCGACAAGGCGAAAAATTTCAAGCATCCTGTTCTGCAATCTCCCTTCTTCCTAGCCTGTCAATCAAGCTGTTTACAATGTCTTTCGATGTGCGCTTGTCAACTGGTTTAGGATTAATATAATCGCTGTAAGCCGGTATTGGATATTCCTCGCTGCACAGCATTTTTCCAACCGACCATAATACAGTAGCACAGTATTCTTTCCATTTTGCTTCTTGCTGCTGATACTTAAGCATTGCAGACAAGTGCCGCACTCCGTGATAGCCATGAATAGACAGTGTAACAATGATTTGATCTACATCAATGTTAACTTGTCTGGCTATCACAATGAACCGAAAAAATCGACAAGGTCACTGTCAAACGACTCTTTGAAATCCCTGATAGTCTGCGTAAAAGGCTGCTTTGCGAATTCGTCTGCAGTCTTTCCAGTCAATGCCGCAAGCACAGCATAAACCTCGTGTCGATGGTTTTCAAGCAGGATGGAAAGCACAGGAAGCAGATTGTCAGCGATGAATTCAAACGGCTTGTCAGAACCGTTAGCCATCCCTCCAAGTTTCTGCACAACAGCGTCATCATGCATGATGCTAGCCGCTGGTTCCGTGATCTTGATAATTACGTCTGCAGCCTGATCGGTAGTCATCTGAGAAATCTTCATGATTTTTTACCTCCCTAAAATCATAGGGGAGAACAAGCGATTTCAAGTTTCTGCCTGTTCTCCCCTCCAACTATTGTTTCTGATTAGCTAGCCTTATCGAAGAAAATCACCTCAAAAGGCGCATAATCATAATCCTCGACAGCACTCTGGTAAGCGTGGAACTCGAACGGGATCGTGCCCTCGCCCTTGTCCGTGAAGGTCATCGTCATTCCGTTGTTATTCAGTGCATTTTTCAGAGCGATCAGCACCAGACCACCACTGGACATCTCGCCAACCCATACAAGGGAATCAATATAATCCGTGTCCTGAATGGCAGTATGCATCTTGATTGTCGTTTTCTTCCCGGACGTTGTAGCTTCACCAGTAGCAAGAATCTTTGCAAAGATTGCAGGCCGGATTTCCACAAGCGTACCAGTAAGCTGTGCGTCTACAGAGTCCACAAACGCACCGCCCTTGAACCGATAACGCTTGCCATCCACATCCGGCTCCCGAATCTCACTGGTAGCAACAAAAGTACCACCGCCACGAGTAGCGCCAAGCACCTTCGTATCATCCGCAAGTGCTGCCACAAGCGCAGTTCTAAGGGCTGTAGCGTCATTATACGTAGAGTAGTCAAAGCCAATCAGGAAAGCACCGGCATTAAGCTGCAGATTCTGAAAGGTTTCAGTCCTGCAAGGCGTAACCATACCCGCAACTGGCATTGATTTTTCACATCCTTTCAATCATCAATCACAGATGATAGCAGTTAATCTGAAAACTGAGATATGCGTACCTGTTTTCAGGATTCGCATCGATCATAAGCTGTACAAATGGCGTTGACGGTCTGAGAACCACATAACCACCATCGCAATCAATCCTAACGCCAGACCCGACAGCAGTCTTGATTTCATCGACCTTTGCAAGCAGCGCAGCATTGCTTGTATCCCTGTACCAAACTTGCGCATAGTGCGTACCAGCGGACAGCGGCTCAGTCTCCACAAGACTATACGTGATATATGGCGTTGTGATTTCATCCGGGATGCTGCTAACGGTGTAAGCAGGAAGGTCAAATCCGTTCCAGAACTCGTTTAACGCTCTAGCAGTATTAATCAAGCAAGCTCCCACCTTTCGGCAGTTACCTGTCCGATCTGAAATGTTGCAACAGACGGAGTTTCACTGTCTCTTGTGTTGCTGGTTACCCTGAACGTTTCTTTATCGCTCAGCCGCCGGAAAACATCGTGATACTGCAGAGAGATTCCCTTGTCAACAGTCACCGTATAAAGCTCCGTAACGCCTTGTTTTTCTGCAATGGTAGCTTCAAGACTGTTATTCTTAATCACAGCAGCCCGGAACGGTGCGCCGTCAACCCATTTGTGCGTGAATCCGCCTAGACCGTCAGGAACAGTCTTTTTGTCAAGCATGACGCAGTCATCCATCATGACATCAATTAACGACATCTGCAGTCACCTCACGCAATCCTGCGATATGCATTCAGTCTGGACTTGAATACGTCTTGCCAACCTAGGACACCACCAGCATTAGCGCCGCTCCCAGTCGCTTTGGTGTAGCTATACCCGCCGAAGCTTTCAGATGTGTAAGGACTATCAAGCACAGTCTGATTCTTGTCTTTCCATGCAGCAATATCCTTTACAATACTCAGGAAGTTGACGGGAACCGCCATAGCAGTAATCGTCCCTGTAAAGGTTTCCGATTTCAGCACAACACCCGCAACACCATCGTCATCATAGATTCGCCCATCCTGATACGTATAAATGCCATCATTCAAGGCAGAACCACGAATGCGGAACCGCTGACCGTTAGCAAGCAAATCGGAAATCCCTTCAACAGTTCCATCGCTGATAACGAATGCACCTTCATACAGTCCGTGCTCGAAGTAGTTATGCACAAAATCGCAAACCTCAGTCAGCATTTTTCACAACCCGCTTTCTGGTGACTTTCTGCACAGGCTTATCAGGCTTTTGTTTGTCCTCTTTGATCTGCTCGATTACTGCAAATCCACGCCGATTGTCGCTTGATGCCAACTCTTCAATGCGCTTTTCGTCAGGGTGGAATCCCTCCCGAGGGAACATGTCCCCCGGGAGATATTCCCGGCAGTCATCTTGCAAATCGTAGAACTGCTGAATCACCCTGTAAAGCATTAAGTGCCGCTGACGGTGATGTTGGCGATACCGTCCAGATACTCCGCCCACAGCGCCATGCCCATAAGAGCAAAGGACTCGCCGACAGCAGTGCTATAGTTACCCTGCGCATGGAAGCCGATCAGGTTGGTTTCGCCCTGCACAGTATAATTCAGGCCGAGCCGAGCAAACTCGCTATCACCCGGATCAACGTAGTACAGGTCAATGTTCTCGACCGGAGTAGCAAGCACCTTGTTCCGAGCAATCTGCGCAGCAGGAAGCAGGAACAGCGTCTTATAGCCCATGAAATTCTGAATGTAGCTCAGACCGAAAGCAGTCTGCACAGTGATATCAGCAGCACCCAGATAATCATAAGCATCGAGGATGTTAGCAAAGCCGACAACTTCGGAGACATCTTTCTGAATAGTAGCAAACTTGTTCAGCACTTCGCCCTGCGCCTTTGCAAGCGCAGCCTGCCACGTAGCAGCAGCACCAGTCAGCGAACCCGTGCCAAGGAAAGTATAGAACTTGCCGAGAACAACATTCTGCAGCCTAGTCAGGAAAGCATCGTCGCTCTTTTCAACAGCAATTTCAGCACCGTACTTGTTGACATCCTCAATCGGCACAGCCTTCGCATACTTCTCAATCGTAAGATCGGCTTTAGCACTCTGAGTGATAGTAGCCTTGCTGTAAGGGATCACGTTGCCGGGGCCGACAGCGCCGGGCTCAAGAGCAACATCAGCAGTGTAAGCGACAAGCTGAGTTCCCGGAGCTTTCCGAATCGGGCGCGTGATGCCGAGGATGTTGCGCAGAGCTTCCCAGTTATCGCCAAACCGGGTCACGAAGTCAACTTCACGAGCAGTAACAGCAGTCGCACCAGTGCCATAGCTGTTAGGAAGGGAATCGCGGGGTCTAGCCAGAGTTTCAACGTTGGTAGCAGCCATTTTTCATTTCTCCTTTATCTAAGCAATTCGGGATGCTCAGACAACGCTTTCTGTCGATCAGCAGTAGACATCTTATAACGCCCGTGTTCATCTCTGGCGTAAATGTCTGCCCGTGTCATGGTAGCGTTGCCGTGGCTTTCGGGCGGTGTCTCAACGGTCGTTCCTTTAGTGCCGGAAGTCTGAATGAACGCACTCCAATCAGATTTAATGCTTTCAGACAGTCTTTCCGCATTCACCAGTTTACCAGAATCATCGAGTTCTTCACCGGACAGGTCAGTGATTTTCAGGATCGCGTCAATGCGCTTACCGTCAACGTTGGCATCTTTCAGCAACTGAGTATAAGCAGCCTTGACCTTTTCCGCCTTCTCCCGATTAACGGTTTCAGTCTTGAAATCATCAAAGGTCTTTTTCAGCGTCTCATACTTGTTTTTCCAATCATCACCGTTGTTAGCCTGTAGAGCATCCAACTTCTTTTGAACCTCCACAAGCTTTTCAGCATCCGCCTTGTATTGATCCCGCGCTTCTTTCAACCCGTTAACCGTGTTAGCATGTTCTTCGATGATTGCGCTAACCTGTTCGTCAGTCAAACCCATGCCTTTAAGGAAACTCCGAGTAACCGCCATGATATGCACCTTCCTTTTCTTCGGGCGGTGTTCTTCCCGCCAGTGCTGTAAACATTAGGTGATTTCTTCCACCTAGCGTCAATATACCGCATCTGCAGAATCTTGTCAACTACGAAAAAGTTACAAAGTAACGGAAGTTACAGCAAAAACATATACCCTATATAGAGAAAAATTTTTTTCTTGAAAAAATAAAAAAATGCGCCTATATAAGAAAAGATAGTGTAACTTTGTAACTTTGTAACTTACTCTTATACATCCTTATAAATCAATGCTTTCAGAAAATTGAAAAGGTAACAGTTTTAAATCTGCTTTTGTAACTCTGTTACCAGACAAAAGGGAAAAGCCGCCATTGCTGACGGCTTAAAATGCTGATTATTACTTGATCTCGCTCAATTCCTGTGCTAACACTTGTCTATATTCGTCCGCATGTCCTTCTACCGCTGGCCTAAGAAACGGATGTGGAGGATAGCCGCTAGTCGTATACCAGTTCCCTTTTTCGTCTTTGTACTTCCACTGCACAGACTTTCCGCCGCCACCCTCTGCAAACTTTCCTGTGCCTAGCTCGATGAACGGTGCATAAAAGACGTTGGTTCCGACAACAACGACAGTACCAGAATCATTGCCTTTGGGAATTGTCCCGCTATAAGAACCGCTGCCGCTTCCTCGATCTGCCTTGTATGAGCTAATGGAAGTCTTGCCGCCCTCGATGCCGTGCGTGATAGAGTTTCTGAGCAAGCCTGTATCAACGTTCCCGTTATCAGTAATGTTTTCCTTTGCTTTGCTCTCTATCATGCCGCCGATGATTTCTGCAGCCCGCTCAACTGCTTTTTCTGTAGCACTAAGGACATTGCCGAGATTGCTGCTGAATTCCACACCGTCTGAATTAGGCATTGCGATTCACCGCCTTAATAGAAATCACCATTTTTGATCTTTTCTTGAGCTTCGCGAAGTATTCCTTTGTCTTTATCCAAATGCGGTGACAATCCTTTAACCGTATTATCATCGATGTAAAGTGCTTGCGGAAACATTTGGCCTAGGAAAACCCATCCGCCGCGAACGTTTACACAGTAGTCTATTTTGCTTCTTCCAAGATATTTTATAGCCTTTTTGTACGCTTCTGATACATTCATTTATTTCACCGCCTTTTTATCGCACCCAATTGTCAGGTATAACCTTAAGCCTTTTGCCATCAGTTCTGTACAATGCAACTCTTACGGTGTGTTCATCCTCTAACGCTCCACCGTATATTCTGTCTCCTAGACCAGAATACACACTTTCTGTATTTCCAGAATCATCCCACATCAAGCCGATCTGACTGTCGATAATCGTAAAGTGTCCATCTTTTACAATTGCGTTAAACGCATGTCCTGCAATGCCGCCCTCTCTGTCAATCACAATAATTGCACGAGAACCTTCACCCCATGAAAGCATCTGTTGTCTAACAGCAACAGTGTTTGAATGTCCGCGACCGTTTATATCAAGCTCCGCTTTTCCAAACATCCATCTAATTTGAGCTTCCGCACCAAGACCACCTTCCGGGGCGGCAAGTGCGTGAGCGTCATAACCACGCATTTGAACTTCAAATGCAACAGAACACCTCTGACAATTTACTTGATATTCGTGGCCATCCCAATAGTGCGGATTAACTGCAGAAACTCTATCTCGTATTGGCGTTTGTTCGTCAATTTTGCCGTATTCATACTCAGGATCAAACGTTTTGTCCATCCTGTCCATTGCTTCGGAAATTCTTTTGTCACGTTCTTTTGCAAGTTCGTCTCTTACAGTGAAATACTCTTGACGCTTTTTCTCAATTTCTTCAAGTTTCTGTTCTTTTTGTTCCTCTGTCAGAGATTCATCGGTTCTTACAGCAACCCTTTGCGCAGTAAACCCGCCGCCAAATCTTTCATCAATGACCCTATCACACTCATCGTCATACCATTGCTCGGCGCGCCTTCTTTCCTCTCGATAAATGGTTTCTCTATTTGCCTTTGCTCTTTCGTATTCTTCTCTATTATGCCAAGGCTTTTCCGGCTCTGCTTCTTTGCTAGGCTGTTTTCCTCTCTGCTTTTCTTTTTCTTCTTTCAACTGCCGTTTCCGTTCTTCTTTCCATTCCTGAAAGCTCTGTGTCCTGTCTGGCGTTGTCCTCTGATACTTAGGATAAACATAAGTCAAAGCACATCTGCAGTTATACACAAGCTCTGGTGGTGCTGTCGGATCACCGGGATAATCAATCGTCATGCCGTCAACTTCAAATGGCTTGTCAATGTCTCTTTCCTGCCCGTCAAGATATGCATGCGTATCACGGACTCGATGATCTTTAGCAGCAAGCCATTTCTTTTTTACTTGTATTCCCATTTCCTGTGTTTCATGCAGTCTTTCAATGCGTCCGGCATTCTGTGCGCCAGTAACAGCAGTTCTAGCAAAAAGATTCATCTTGCTCGCATTACTAGTTGCAAGCTCGCTAGTTAGCCGTCTGCCAATGTCATACACAGATTCACCCTGAATGATTCCATGAGTAACAGCGTTGTTTACCCGGCGATAATTCCACTTGTAGTCTTTAGGTTCGTCAATCTTCCATTCAGGAAGCATTTGCGGATTTTCCCTTGTCAGCTTCCTAACAGTCCGATCATCATACAGATTGAAAGCAACGCTGCCGCCCAAATCCTGCTCGATCTGGTAAGCTGTAAAGTTGGCTGCTTCGGTGAAAACATCCCGTCTAGTTCCGGACAGGATTTGTCTAGCCTTTTCATCTGCATTCGTATAGATTGCAGTCAGGTCAGCAAGCTTTTGTTCCCATTGCTTACCCTGAAAGACCTGTCCACGCAGCCACGACTTGTATTGCGCTTCCGTGATCCTTCCTGCTGCTACATCTGCTAAAAGCTGCTTGCTCTTTGCTTCACTCTTTTCTGTGAAGTCCTTTAGCTTTTCCCTAGCTTCCTTTGCAGCTTGACTGTAAATCCGCTTGACCTTCTTTGCGTATGCTGTTTCCTGTGCTGCAGTATATCTGTCGATATGATCCGGCAAAACCTATCACCTCCGTAAACATGCCTAAATCGCGTTTTAAGGCTTTGTCGCTCTCAGATGAATAAATACCCATCCAAGAGCGACAAACGCCTTACAAGCCCGTTTTTGACGGTTTAAACGCTATTCTGGTTATCTTCTTCGTTCTCTGCTGTGTTTTCCTGTTCAGAGGAATCAATCTCGAACCTGTCGGAAGTGTCCTCGACATTCTTTTTAGTCAGGATGTTTGCGACCTCGTCAACGGAGATGTTAGGCAGTTTCTGCAGCACTGTTTCCTCGTCCAGATACTGTGCTTCCATCATGACCATTTGTACCTGCTCCATCTGGTTAGAAATCCTGTTCCGCTTGAAAATGGGCGTATCCTCAATACCCATCAACGCTAACACTTGCTGACAGAATCGGATGATTTGAAATTCAAAGTCATCAGCATTTTCATCAAGCGGCTGATAAGCCGCATCAATGTGGTCATTAGTCGCACCAGCAGCAATCGTATGAACATCCAAACCGCCGAAATCCTCATAAATTCCCGCCCTTATTCCGTCAAGATATGTCTGCCTAGCCTGAAAAGGAATTTCCTGTGTATAAGGTGTAACACCGCTGTTATCAGTATCAGCAACGGCGATGTGCTGAATTTTCAGCCTGTCACGGAATCGAGCAAGCTCTGCTTCCGTCATGCCGCTGCAGTTAGACAGAATCCAATAAATTTGTGCGCAGTCGGTCAAGTCATTAGCAAAGCCGGAGCGAATAAGATCGTAGCTGTCAATAGCTCTCTGCATGCCCACAAGCGTTGATTGATGCAGCTTACTTCCCCACAACGGAATGATAGGCAGAGAAACATAGTTTTCGCCGCCGACAACTTCCACTCCGTCAGCTTCCGTATATGTGTATTTCTGCTTATAAGGTCGCTTGTCATCTACAATTTCAAAGCGCATAGTGCCGCCGTGACGGTTGCCTTTGAAACTGGTAATTCCATCTTCTTCATACAGCTTTGCTGTCATCGGCTTGTCTTTATCCAACTGCCAGAAACGAATACCAGCCCGAAGCGCACCTGTTTCTTCATCCCACAGCGGAACGAACTCAGTCAGCGGGAAAACGTACAGCGTGTCGAAGTTCCAGAATCCAAAGGAAACGCCATGGATCAACGCCTTATATGCAGCATCCTTCAAGGCCGTATCGAAATCCTGTCCGAGAATCTCTTTTGTTCTGTCGACCGTCTGTTCTGCGCCATTGACAGAAACTCTTTCTTTGTGCTCTGTGAAGGATACGCCATTGCCGAGACTGTACATGCAACGCTGCGTATTCAGCCGATGAAAGAAGTTAGAAGCAATCTTGTTGTTCGCTGCTGTGAAGTCAACAACGGTTGATCCTGTGCTTGTGAAGATCGTTCTAACATAGTTGTAGATCGTGTCGTTCTTTTGCCTGTCGTAGTTGTCAGCACTAACAGCAATCCGGTATTCCTCAGATGACATGTGCTGGTTAATTGCTTTGCTGACAAAAGACCTGATATCGCCCTTTTCCTCGACAAAATCCTGATAGGTAAGCATTTACGAGTTCCCTTCTTTCTGCAGTCTGAATCCATGTTTACCGCCCGTTTCCGGGTCAATAATCATCCAACTTTCCGGAAGTGTCTTGCACCAGTCAATGAAGCTGTGCCATTCGTCCAATTTGTGGCCTTTCCTCTGCTTGCAAATCTGCCTGAGTGCTGCATAGCTCATCATAACCGTTCGCTTCTGGTTATAGCTTGTCGGCAGTGTCTGTATAATCTGCCACCACCATTTTTTGTCTTTCGTTTCCCTGTAGTTTGCTCTTGCAGTATTCAGACAATTGATGATTCCTTTAAATCCTTCACGATTTCCGATTGTCATGTGTTCAACGCTAAAATCTGCAAGCTCGAATTCCTTATTTGTGATCGTGTGCATTGTACTGCAGGAAAGTTTTTCAACGCCAGCACGGTACGTATCAAACTCTTTCCACCAGTAGAGCGGGGCGGTAATGTCAGCATATACAACAATCATTCTAAGGTGTTTACAATGCTCTGTTCCTGCATCCGCAAGCCGCTTTGACAGGTCATGATCTGCAGCACCGACAGTATACAAGCCATCTGACACGTTGCTATCTGACCGGCTCCAACTGTCATAAGGATTCCGCATTGCATGCAGTGCAGAGGAAATTCCTGCAAGCTCCAAAGTCTCAATTGAAATCATCCGATTCTACCTCCAAACAACGAATTGTAGCTGTCTAGTGATTTCCTGTCAAAGATTCTGCATACGCAAGATGCGCTATCTGGTGCATCGTCATGTTCTGCATCTTCCGTGTAATCCATGATCTGCGCCAGATACTCTGCATCCGTTTCTTTCATCCACACTGCATTGCTCCACCACTTCCTCAGATACATTGCGATTTTCTGGTACTTGTTTTCTTTTTCGTGGTATGTCCTGACGGGAAGATCATTCTTTCTCCGCCGGATTTCCTTTGCTAAGAATCCTTTATCGCCGTTGTCCTCGCAATAGATTGGCGCACACTGCAGACGCTCCACCTCTGATAGGATGCTATCAAGCACCGTGTCAACGTGAGTATGCCACAAACGCCCATACAAGTAAAGAGTATCGCCAATCTTTTTTGCACAGGTAAGCGCAGTGTAGTCCTCGCCGCCATAGGCTGCATCAATGTGCGCAATGCCATCTCTGAGAGGATTGACGGGTTTATCGTCCTCGTATTCCTGCTCGTAAAATACTGGTGCTGTTTCAAACAGAGCGTTTTCGCTTGCTATGTGCCGAAGCTCATAGTTGGCAGCAAACAGCGAAGGACTCATTTTCAGTCGGATTTGCTCTAGCTCAGATTCCGTAATGATCTTCCTGATTTCAGGATGATAGCAGTTATATTGTTCTGCTTCCGGCATGATGGTAAAAGCGTCCTCTTTATGCCACGGCGTCCCGGTGTTAAATATCCTGCCATCTCGGTTTTTAATGTTCTGCAGTTCCTGATAGATTGTCTTTGTTCTGTCTCTCTCTGCTTTGCTGACTCTATCCTGTACATTCACAATGTCATCCGTGAATATCCTGTCAAAGTGCTTGCCTGTCAGGCTTCCGCCAGTGCCGACCCCGATTAGCTGACTTGTGCCACGATTGTCTCTGATTAGGTTTGTGCTGATTTCCATTGATGATTGCGTTGTCAGCTTAAGTTGCACACCGTCATAAATGCAGCTAACCAGATACAGCGTGTGCGGATCTTGCAATATCTTTTGCACTTGCTTTAGGATTTCCCGCACATCGTTATCAGTCTTACGCATGAACATCGTTTTCTTAGTTGGAAGCAGGATGCAGATTAGAGCAAGAGCAATCGAAACGCATGTGCTTTTGTACGTTCCACGGCTTGCCTGTAGCGTGTGATCGCTAGTCCCTCTGAGCATTTCGATAATCCATTTGTTGTGGATATCACCTAGCTTTGTGAAGCCTAGCATTCTGCCGAATTTCGCTGGCCTTGTCAGCAGGAAATCAATTGCCTCGTTCCTAGTCATCTGCAACAACAGCCTTTTCAACCTCTGCAATCACATCCGGGTCAACCTCTGCAATAACAACTTTGTCAACAGGCTTTTGTCCGGCTGTATCCCTGATTACCTCAAAAGCCTTTGTATCACCACGCAGAGCTTTTTCCATCTGGCGCAGTGCTATGCTTTCAGCACCAGACAAGCTGCCGCCGTCCTTTGTTTTATAGTCCCGTTCTAGCAGAGCTTCAAGCGCAAGCCTGATATCCCTTTTCCGCCTTCTCGCTTCTGCAGATGCAATCACGGCCTTCTTGTGATCTTCTTGCGTAAACTTGTACTCGCCGGGGCGAAGGTTTTGTTCGTTTGCCATAGTTTCACCACTTTCTGTATTTCTGGTTTAGTATCTTAGGCACAGCGCATTCCCAATTGATTTTGTGGTGCATTCTCATATGCTTATCGCCCATCATCGCCACAACAACGCAGGACGGCGCGACCATGACGGTATAGAATGACTTTAGATAGGTTCCGGCATCAAGGTATACATCGCTCATACCGCCGCTATTGTGCTGCGTGCTTTCCTGAGTCAGCGAAACATCTGTGACGGTAAAAATCTTTTGACCGATGGAACCGAGATGAACGTAAGTATTGACATCCTCGTTGATCCTGCCAATAAAGCTAAATGGCTTTTCAACATCGCAAAAGAACGAATTCATAGCTTTTCGTAGAACATGCTGCTTATAATTGCCGCCATCCTTACCACCGATGAAATCACCGCCCTGCGCCATTGCGACTGTAAGCGCCTGAGAGTCTTTCAGAAACTCTACCATGATCCGGCAAATAGAGTCCATGTCTGCAACTTGCCGCACTTTAAGCTTGTTATCTTCTATCCATCTGAACTCAAAACTTTTGTAATCATCATCGAGTTCGAGAAAATACCGGATGCCGACTTGTTTAGCAAGCAGAAAGCATACATTTCTAGCATAGACAATTGTTCGCCTATCTTCCGATAAATCCATAGTGTCAAACGTTTTTGAGATCAACAGTTTGTCAAACTGTAAGACTTTATCGCCGTAGATTTTTCTGTACTCTTGCTCTTGATCGTCCTCGTTGTCAATGACGATCCAATAACGCCCGGTATATCCACACTTTTTAAGAGTCTGGACGGTCTTTACGTTTCTAGCTCTACCATGCGTCAAGATAAAGATGCCGAAATCATCCAACCGAACCACCGTCCGTTTCCTGCATTTGCTTTATGCTTTCAGCTAATCTTGCATAGCCATAAGCAATAGCATCATTCATGTCGATAATCACAAGGGCGGATTTTTCCATAAGCTTTTGCATTTCTGCACTAGCTGACGCATAGTATTCAGCAATGTTCCGGTAATTGAAAGATATATGCCGATTAGCAGCTTCACGCAAGAATTGCCGTTCTTCGTCCGTAATGCCGTCTGTTTGCTCGATTTCCTCAAGCAGTGAATTTCTCTTAATGACATTATAGCAATCCGCCAGCGTGACGAATTCTCCGGTTGGTTCGTATTGCGGAATATTGGCTTTCCCTGTGTATTTCTTTGCTTTCTCTTGTTCTTCTTCTTCCTCGGTCAGGACGAAGCCGAATTCCGACATGTCAATGCTTATTTCTTCAAGCTCTGATTCAAGTATGGTTTCATCCCACGTTGAAAGCTCTGCAGTCTTGTTATGCGCAAGCGCATATGCCC